GGATGCTTCAGGTAGCCTTGCATGGTGCCGAGGTCGATGTGATCGAAGCTATACAGCAACTTGGCAATGTCACCTTCTGGCTTGTTCACCAATGTGAACTTGATGATGCGTGGATAGCCGCAACGCAGATGGTCAATCCCAGAGTCTTTGGCGTCGAGCAACAACGGGCCCATGACCCCCATAAAGCCAGTGTCAACTTCCTGAGGCTTGCCGCCGAGGTGTCGAATGAACTCACTGGCTGCAGCCATCAACTGGTCGTACCCAGTAACCACAAACTCTCCGTTCTTAACGAAGTTGTCGCCACGCCCAAGCGCCATGTACCCGTATGATTTGATTTCCATATCAGGCCTTCATCGCGACTTTGATGGTGATGCCGTTCTGGGTGATCAAGTCCGGAACTTCATCGGTGATCTTCGCCTGTTCACGTTCGATAGTGGACTTGGCATCGAAGATTGCCTGACGTTCAACCTGAGTCGTCACATGCTCCAGCTTCTGAGTGAGCGCGCTGTACTCTGTGGAGAGTTGTCGCAGTCGTGCTTCACGCGGGCCCCAGTAGTCAGGGAAGAACCGCTTGCCGTCAAGATGATTGAGCAGTGCAGAGAGTTCGGCACGGGTAACCTGAATGCAGGAGACCTTATCCTTGTTCTGCATGGCTTCTTGCATCAACACCGCAAACTCTTGGGTGATGTCCTTGTAGACGATACGCATGAGCTACCTCAAATAAGTGGATGCGTTCTCGGACAGGTAACGAGAACGGTGTTTGACTGTGAAGTCGCGAGTCTGCACAACCAGATGACGATTGCGCATAGGCACGGTGCCTAGTGGATCGGACTGCTTGACGCCCCAGAGCAGATCACCTGACAGAAAGCTGCGGGTCGACGGTTCACTTGCCATTGAAAGCCTTCACTTGCAGAGCCTTCATCTTCTCTGCCTTGGCTTGTTGGCGCTTGATCTTCTGGTAGGACTTCACCACGCTGCGCTTGTGCGCGATCACCTTTGGATCATTCTTCCGATCACCAGGCATGCGGAACTGGCTGCGCAGCTTTTCAGCTTCCAGGGCACCTTCACGTTCAGACGCGAAGTGCTGCAACTGATCCTTGAGAATGCGTTTCTTGGCGTCGATGTTGGGTTCTGCATTCACCCTGTCAGCGATTGCACGGGCTTGCGCCTCGGTGATGTTTGCACCGTTGAACGGGTTCTTGATTGCAGGGTATTCAACTTCGTGCACCACGTCTTCAATACCTTTCTCGCCGAGTTCACCTTCGGCACCGTGTTCCCCTGCTGGCTCTTGCCAAACTCCTGGATTCGGCGAGGTGAACTCGAAACCTTCAGGTGCGGGCTGTGCAAGCAACGGGTCAAGTCCGACCTTAGCACGCAGACGGTTAGCTTCTTCCAACGATGCAGGTTCAGCAACCATGCCAGCGCCCAGGGCAGCGCGCTCGGTAACAGTTGCGCTTTCAACGGTAGAGCTGGTGGTGACTACGCCGAGCTTCTCAGGGATTGGCGATTTGCGCTCATTCACCAGGAACTCAGCCTCGCCGTCGGCCGAGGCGACGTAGATCGGATCACCGTTCTTGTCCATGAAGCCGGATTCGTCGATGTGCACCATTCCTGGGACATCGCCGCGCATACGTTTTGGTTCTTGCATGATTGTCTCCGCTTCGGCATCGCAAGAAATAAACGCGCAGCCGTGGTTAGATGTGATGGTGCGAACCTTCAACGGGATGCCCTTGCCAAAGGTTACTTCTGCGAGATTGATGGCTTGCGTGCCTGGGTCAGCAGCGATCACAACCTGTCTGTCGTACTTCTTGGCCTTGTAGTCATACCCAATGGCATCGTACAAGTCCCAGATGGTTTTGTGGTGCTTCATATCTTCTGGCATGCCCATCACAACGAACGTGATGTCGTCTGGTGTCATCCAGTGACAAGCCCACTGTACCTTGGAATTAGGCATGCGGTTCGGCTTCAGGTTCTTGCGCTCACGCTGACGAAACGCAGACCAGCTAGTCATGGCACGGTTCCAGTCACTACGGTCTTTGTAGTGTTCTGGTTCCAGTTCGAGGCTGTGAAACTCTACTGCACGCCCGTTCACGTTTTGCAGTTCAGCGATCCAAAGGTGCTTGCTAGTCATGCGTCTGTCCTTGTGTAGCGTTTAGCCTTGTAGTCGTAACCAATGGCTTTGTAGAAGTCCCAGATACTGGCGTGCGTGAACTGCGGCAGCGTATCGGAGAGCGAAGGGTCTGGGGCATACGCACGACGCTCAAAGCGCATGTCCATTTCCCAATCACTGTCACACTTGATGTTGGCATGAAAACGGTGTGGCTTACGTTCTGCGAAGATTTTCACTTCACGCTCGTTGAACCAGTTCATGCTGGAGACTGCACGGTAGCGACTCTGCTCAGCCGTGGGTTCCATTGTCATGTGATGCACTTCAATCGGGTGGCCGTCCTTCCAGAGGAGGGCGTGGTACTTACGAGCACCAGGTAATACTTTGGCTTCCATGTTGTTTCCTCAACCGTTGGTTTCAGAACGAGCGCATTCGATCCGGTGAATTTGCTTGATCTTTTCGATGCGGTTCTTGCCGACAATCAGCAAGTCCTGACCCTTGATAACTGTCTTGCGATTACCGTCGACCTGCATTGTCTGGTCGCCAGTGACGTGAATGTGGCGGTTGCCACGTTGTGCGGGTCCAAGCAAGCCAAGGAACGGAATCTCTTTCGCAGGCTTGGGACTGAGGCGGCCGAGCACAGTGTCCGGGGCATTCAGCAGGTAGGAAGGGATCAGACCTTTGCGGTCACTCACAACCAATTGCTGGTTACCAACGATGTACTGGTTCACGTCCCCGAGGATCGTGATGTCCATGTCGCCGGGGTTGTTGAAGAAGATTTCGTTGGTCTTCGTATCGAGGATGCAGTACGTGCCGTTAGAGAACTTGAACACAGCCCGATCGGGATAGTTCTTGTTCTTCTCAGGTAGTGCTACCTGATCATCGACCGTATACGGGCCCCATACGCAGCGGTGCGGGTCACCAGTCGGGAAACGAAGTCCGACCTTGTGCTTGTTCTTTGGTACCATGAAAGAACCCGCTCGATCAAGGGCATCACCACCAGGGTTATAAGCGCCGTCAGCGTGATGATACATAGGGACACACCAAGGCAAATGAGCGTCAGGAATCCCGTCAAAAATACCATCAATGCGTGCTTGAATGCGCCCCAGTTTGCGCGGGTCATTATTGTTGACAACGTGAGCCTCGTAAGTCATCTTTTGATCCAAGCCCTGACTGGACATGAATCTGGTTATATTTAGTGGACCGCCTGCCATTTACTTCACCATTTCGACTGTGGCAATCAGATCATCAAGGTCACCTTTGAACACGTAGTCTTCAAGGTTCTTGAGCACTGCCTTGTATAGGGCGTCATCGGCGCGAGCAAGTTCAACCAGTTGCGCAGTTGCCAGACTGAACTGACCTTGTGCAACGAGGTTGGCTGTATAGCGGGTCTTCTCGGCAATGACGTGTGCGGTTTCTGCGCTCATGAGGCTTCAAGTTCCATTATGTCGCATGTCACGAAGACCTTGCGGCGATGCCTGATTAAGTTGATTACTTCCAGATCGAACCCTTTCTCAAGTCCGACAATATGCAGCATACGGCAGAATGCGGAGCGCACTGTTGGGTGAGCCAACGATTCCGGCGTATACTTCTCGAATTTACCCGCTCTGATCATCGACCGGAACGCTCGGTCAAGCTGCGGGTCACCAGAATGAATGATCAGCGAATGCTGGGACTTAGGCATCAGCAGATAGTCAGACGGTGGTTCATCGGATGCGGAGGTCACATAAATGTCCCGCAAGCCTTTGAGGTTTACATCGAAGTCCTCGTAGTCGTCGCGTACAGCGGCACGGTACAACTTCAAGGAGTGTTTGAGGATCTGCTTCTTTCGGTGCTTGCCGCTAACACTTAGAAACAGGACGGCGACATTGTCCGGCAAGCCTATAAACGTCACATTGCGTGACTTGAGATAATCAAAAACCACCTTACGCCTGTATTGGCAATCGAATGTCACGGACTCATACATGTCTGAGCGAATGAACACGGGCAATACAAGAACGTCACATGGTTGGTATAGGTCGGCCGGACTAATAGGATCTTGGATCACTTTAACCTGCATAGCTATTCTCCTACCGGGCCAATGAGGAGAAATTACTTGACATATACGCGGTTAAGGTGCGTAGTCCATTACCACGTTCCAGATGCAACGCGCACGGAGGTCATGGTCTGCGGTCAGGTAGTTCCAGTAGAACCGATCAGCCGTAGCTTCTGTCTGCTGCTCCTCGTCGCTTAGTCCTTCATATGTGCGCATGGCGATGTCGCTGTTCATGTACTTGATGTACAGGTCACGCTGCGGCTGGGTGAGCACCTGTTCGCACTTGGCAACGAACGTCAGGTCGTACTTGTCCTGAACGTGGTCGTCAGCAACCGCGAGTTCACGCTGGAGAACGTTGTGCTTCAACCAGGCCAACTTCTCCTCGTCGATGTAGTCGTGCCACTGGGTGATCGGAGTAGTCACAGGATATCTCCTTGTACGAGTTCGGTGAGGGCGCGCTTGTATTCAGCCCAGGTGATTTCGTTCTGCATGAACTTCATGCTACACAGACCAGCAGTGACGTAGTTCTGGAGCACGGCGTATTGAGTACCAACCGACGACAGGCTGACACGGTGCTTGCCTTCGCCTGCAAACGTCTTGGCTTCTTTGACGACGCTGATTTCCAGATCAATCAACTGACCGGGTGCCAGAGTGCTATCACTGAACGTACTGCCAATGAAGTAGTCCGCGTTCGCGGTAGTAGCGAGCAGCGAGCACTTGGCCTTCAGGTCTGCAACGTTGAGCACTGCCATATCCGTGAATCGCAGGTCGTCGTACTCAGCAGACAGCAGGAGAGCTTCGGTCTGTGGGTACAGCTTTGGAGTGTCGGTGGTAGCCAACTGGTTCTTCTTAGTCATTGCGTTCTGCCTTGATAATGGGATAGAAGTGGAGAGTCTTGTACTTAGCCTTCGGCTTGTACTGCTCCTGTTCGTCTTCGGGAATACCCTCGTCGCGGTATTCAACCAGCAACTTACCGTGGACGTTCTTGCCTTTACCGTCGCGCCCGGTGCCGAAGTAGTCGTCCCAGTACGCCTCTTCTTTGATCTTCGCATCGCCCGTAGAATGCAGCAGCGCACGCAGCACAGCATTCTGGGTCATCTGGTAGCGAATCGCTTCGCGCATGATGTCCTTGCGCTTACTGTCGAACCCGTCAATGATGCGCGCACCGCCCTTGGCACTACCGAAATACTTCGCACGACTGCCATCGAGGGAGTTGACGATCTTCGCCACTTGCTCTTGGTCTTTCGTCTTGTGCGCCTGATAGTAGGCTTCGCGATGCGGGAACAACACCATCTTCTTACCCAACGGCGCGATGAACGGGCCCGGGTAAAACGCAGACAAGAAGGCGTATTCGGGAATCTTGGAGTTAAACTTAACGGTCGCCAAAGTAATGCTCCTTTACTTTCGTTGAGGTAGGCAGACAGGTTAGATCGAAGCTGATGTTCTTCTTTTCCACGTCGGTCACACGGATATCTGTGATCACACCGAGCAACGCCATGCGATAGTCGAAGCTGCCACCGTTCTTGGCAGTGAGCTCCTTCAACTTGGCGGCGAGCTTGCTTGTGTCCCCAGAACGACGGCGCTCAGAGTTGACCAGCACCTGAACCTCGTCGAGTTCTTCGTGGGTGACATTGACGTACATATGCGGACGTTCGTTGAGCATTTAAACACCTTCGCTGCAAGGGTTCTGCCAGTAGAAGTCATGGATGTCGTCGGCAATTGCGATACGGAACTGCGCAGTCAAGTCCACCTTGTTCTGCTCTGACTGAACCTTCCACCAAGACAATGCCTGCACCAATCCATCATCACCGTCAGGTACTTGCGGTCTGTTACGCTTGTGTTCTTCAATAGAGGTAGCGATTTGAGTCAAGACCATGGTA